GATTAGATAGATGGATAAAGCACAATGCTCAGATGTTTGATGGCATGCTGGACCTGGAGCACTTGATTGACTTTAAAGATGCTGATGTAATATACTTAAAAGATAACATTGGAGTGAAGTTCGGCAAGCTTAATATCATTCATGGACATGAAGTCAGAGCAAATGGATCGCTTGTGAACATTGCAAGAGTTTACTATTTAAAGACCAGCAGTAACATATTGCTTGGACACTGGCATCAGGCACAGGAGTATGTAACTAAGACCTTGAATGGAGAGTTGCATGGAGCATGGGCAACCGGTTGCTTATGTAAGTTAGATGCTGATTATACCTATGGCATCAATGCCTGGAGTCATGGCTTCGCAATAGTTGAGAGTACAGATGATAAAGGTGGCTTCAGAGTGAAGAACTATAAGATCATCAATGGAGAGTTAGCTTAGTACAGTGCGTTCTTTATATTTGAGTTTTCTCATAGCTATTAAAGTGGTATTTCTATTCTGAATTACCACTTTTTTGTTTATATTTGCTATGCGATTTCGGAGTTTTTGTTAGTTTCATTTCTTTGAGCCTCAAGTTGGTCATGCACTTGGGGCTTTTTTATTGAAAGTTTTTGCCTACAAAATCAATCATTTAGCAACTTTATTAAAAATATTTTGCTGTTGTTGACTTGTTGAATTATAAAACTACTATATTTGACCTATCGCAACTAACAAAAACATTATGAAAAACCTATCTGAATACGGAATTTGCCATTTTAAAATCGTTGAGCGATTAGAGGCAATTACTAAAAAATCAACAATTTCTAATCACATCCTTTATTTTAATCGTTCAACAAGCAAAAAACCTAATCTTTTTACAATTGAATTTTTTGATTATGAAAATAGAAAGTTTTATAGAGCAACATTGGAACACGGATGTTTAATCGGCAATATCAGAGAAGTTAAATAATAAAACTAACAACATGACAACAACAAACACACTAACTGACTTATTTAGTCAGATTCCTGAAAAAATTCAAAACATGTATTTAATGAAATTAATGGATGAGAAAAAATGCATAGCAATCCAACATCCATTATGGATTTTTTTAGATGAAAGAAATATTCGAGAAATTAAAATTGAGGAATATATTATTACAATAAAATCTAAGCATATTGCTATTATATTGTATAAGGATAAAGTTGATGCACAAGTTATAGAATTTTAACATGACAATAAATCAAATCAACGGATCATTAGTGGCTGCTCACTTAGCAGGTCACTTGGAAGCCAGGATTAAGATGGCTGTTGATGCAGGAGATTTCGAGACTGCTATCTCACATCTCAAAGCATTAACAAGAGCTTTTAATGGTAATGAATTTAATCAAGCTTGCTACGACTGGCTTAGACAATGGGATAATCAATTAGAACAATATGAAAAAATCAGAATTACAAACGCTAAGAAATAATCTTAAATTTGGAGATGCTAAGGCTATCTCAGAGGAATGCGGAGTATCAGTTACTACATTCCAGAAGGCATTAAGAGGAGAAATCGATACTCCTGCAGCTAACATGGTTATTGCTATCACGCAGAAATTAGTGGAGCAAAGATTAGAAAGAATTGAATATCTTAAAAAAGTAGTTAAACCTTTATATATTCGTAAAGATGAAAGATAAAATATTCACAACTGATATTAACCTATGGATGTACTGGTGTCATCAATTCGACCATCATCCTTCAATCTCTAAAGTCTATGTCACAGCTGAGGGAAACATACTATATGAATTTGACAAAGCAGCAGCTCGAACTCTTATGCTCGGTCATTAGAATAGAATTCGACTGTACTCAGTCAGATAAAAGAGCAGAGCAACTCATTGAACTCGCACTCTCTCTTGAACTCTACGAGCTTGTTATAGAAATGAAAAAAGACTTAATCTTCAAATAGAAATAAAATGACTGAAATCGCAAACATCATTTATCACACTGAGTCTTATTGGACCAGTGCTGATCAGGACAAGATTGTCCTTGCTCTGCTACAATTTCACAAGGCAGACATCAAAATCACAAAGGATAGAACAGTGCCAGTAGGCGGAGGTAAGACTCGAAGCTACACAACGCTTGATGAGATTATCTCTAAAGTAAAGCCAGTGCTTGCAGACTGTGGATTAGTTATCCATCAGCACTTAGCAGGAGGCGAGCTTATCACTATGCTTATGCATGAGTCAGGACAGTTCATTGCATCTAAGTTTACATTCGTAGCGATGCAAGGCAACAACACTAACAACCTGCAGAACGCTGGAGGAGGACTTACTTACTTAAAGCGTTACACTCTCTCTGCATTACTTCAGATTAACTCTGATGAAGATGATGATGGAGCTTCTTCTGATGCAGTAGTAAAGCAGAAGTTCCCTGATAATAAAATCAACGAGACTAAAGCATGGCTTGCTAATGGAGGCGACATTAGTATCGTGAAGCAGAAGTACACATTAACTGAAAATCAACTTAGACTATTAACTGAACTATGAAGACATTAGAAGAAAAAATTCAAGAAGCTAATGAAGGATATTTAGCTTATGAAAAAATGCAAGAAGCATTAAAAACTTTGAAATTTAGTCACAAAATTGAATTACAAATAAATGAAGAAGGAAGAGGAAAAAGATTAGATTACTTCTTAGAACTTTGTTATATGTATAGTAAAAATTTTGATGGAGGCATTAAAGCTGATTTAATGAATAAAATCGATAGAGTTAAAGATCATAAAGGTACACTTGAAATAACATGGAGATTAAGACCTACTCAATATGATAAAAAAATAACTGCAATGATATGGGAACATTTTTGTTTTGAATTATCAGATAATATTGAACACTATTTATTAACTGCAATACAACTATGACAACTAAACCTGACATCCGAGATCTTGTTTACTACGGAACTGAAGTGAACAAAGAAACAATTAAAGAGACTTCATTAGCATTATTGAATGATATTGATGAAGGACACATGCATCCATTGCAAGTGGCTGCTCAATTTAAATTCGTTGAAGATGTAATCAGCAATGTAAAGGAAGAACTAAGACAGCGAGTGATTGCAGAGCAGGATAAGTATGGTAAGCAAGCCATGACTTATCATGGAGCCACATTTGAAATTAAAGAGGCTGGAGTAAAGTATGACTATTCGCATTGCAATGATGCTATTTGGGATGATTTAAAGAAGCAGATGGATGCATTGAATGAGCAAATCAAAGAACGTGAAGCATTCCTAAAGACTCTTAAAGAGCGATTCACTTACATCGATGAAAGCACAGGCGAGATTGTTACTATTTATCCTCCACAACGCAAATCCACTACAACCTATTCAGTACTATGGAGCAAGAAATGACAAAGCAGCAGTGGGCATTGTTTATGTTCATCTGCCTATCACAGCAAGCTGAAGCATGGAGCTACGCTCTCAAAGGAACATTGAATGCTAAGGCTTCTCACTTCCTTAAAAAGTACATGCGTAGTGCTAATGAGTTTCAACAGCACATTGGAAAGTATTACGATTTAGATGAATTGCATGATCAGGCTGAGGTATGGACCAAATTGATGGAGTATATTTGCAGCAAACCACATACTGAGCAAGAAAGATTATACTGGGGCCTACGTGAATTCTTTGATAACATGGATGCTAATCACGAGGCCTGGAAGCAATGCGAAGTATGCTTAACTAATTACGACCTTCGAGAACATGACAACTGTCCTAAATGTAATGCCAATGGATTATCATAAAATATCACTCATTAATCGCAGAAATCAGCTCTTTGATACTTACCTTGATATCCTTGATAAGATTAAAGTTTGGGAGCAGGATGGAGATAATAGGTCCACATGTAAGTTAGGACACAGCAGAGACCACGTTAAAGAAGTCATCCAGCTGATGAAGAATGAACTACGCAAGACATCAATGAACTTAAGAATTCTTGATGCAGAAATAACCGGCTTACGTGTGAAGGCCGATGACAGTCACACAATTGAAGAAATCAACTAATGAAACTAATCACAGAAATCATTAAATCTAAGCTCGTAGAAGAACAAACTAACTTTGGATGGGATACAAGCACTCATCACTTGTTTAATGACCTTATAAAGCTCTGCAATGAGCTTAAAACAGCAGAAATAAATAACATAGAAGCAGCCGTTAGATATGGCACTAATATTCCAAATCACATGTTTTTAGATATGGAAGTTTATGACCATATCAAACATAGGTATAATGAAGAATCAATGACTGATGAAGAGCTGGATAAATGTAAGAAGTCAATTGACTTTTGGCAGAAGTATTTAGAGCATAGCAATGATGATAAAGAACTACAGGATTGCAATTGCGGAGAGGCTGATATATGTAACTGTCATATAGCTGATGCAGATAACAGCAGTCCTAAAACATCGGACAACTGATTTATGAAAGCAATACTTGAATTCAACTTAACTGATCCGGATGATAATGTAGCACATCTGCGATGCATTAAAGCAACTGATATGGCCATTGCATTATGGAGTATCAGAATGCTACGCAAAGAACTAGAATGGATGGAAGATAATAAAGAATTCACTACTGAGAATGTAATGAGTAAGATATTTGAAATCCTTGATTATCACAATGTAAATACTGATGAACTGACCTCATGAGAAAAATATTCAACGTACACAATATCGAGATGGGATTCTGCTTATTAATCCTAATCATAGCACCTTTCAGCATATCATATGCATTATTCCAAGTGCTTGGAGTTTATATCTTCGTAATACCAGCAAGTATAATACTCTTTAGTATAATTGGATTTGCTTATAACTACTTGCGTAGTGTTAAGAAATAGCAACAATTGTTAAAAAAATCAATTGCTTTTTAATAATATATTTGTCAATCGCAACTAACAAAAACTTTATACCATGACAAAAACACTATGGAGACTTGAGTTCTCCGAACAGCAGCAATGCTTCCATCAGGACTGTTATCCAACAAGACATGAGCCTTACACTAATGGCTACTTCACTTTGCTTGAGAATGCCACATCAAGACAATGCCAGGACTTTATCCGCTTTGTCCGAGATCATCAAGGAGAATATATCTCAAAAAATGAGATACTATCCTGGAAAGAACAATTTGCAATCTTAAATTCTTAATAACCATGCAAAAACAATTGAAACTCATGATGCTGATAGGTAAATCAGTATCGACTGGGAAGCCTGTGTACGAACTCGTAGGCTTTGATGTAACAAAAATTAAGTCTATCGCTCCTGCCATTTATGACTATGCATCCAGGAAGCTGAAGCTAACTAAAATTGAATTCCTTAACAATGATGTAGTATTTGTCAAGGATAAAATTCAGGACTTCGTAATCTTTAAAAAAATTAGCAATGACAAATAAATTCATTCAACTAAAATACATGCGTAGGTCTGAGAGAGAAAACGCTGTTTACTTTAATGCTGGAAAGATTATATTAAATCTTGATCATATCATTAGCATAAGACCAAATAATACTTTAACAAGTTATTATAATGTACTGATGACAAATGATATTGAATATGTAGTAGATCATAGCATCCTTGAACATTTTCCTTTAATGGGAGATGAATACTTAGACCAAAATATCTTTTAATTGAGTAATTTAGCATCTTATGACTCTACAACAATTAACTGAAGCTATTCATGAAGCTAAATTCAAAGATCATCCACACTGTGAAGCTCGCAAGGAACTCTTCCCTACTCGACCTTTTACTGAGAAAGGAGCCAATGAGCTCACCAGGTCTATTGAGGCTTTTATTCGATATACTGGCAACTATGCTGATAGAATTAATAATACAGGTATCTATGACACTAAGCTTAAAAAGTTTCGCAGGTCTAATACTCGCAGAGGAATTGCTGATATTATGGCTTCTAAAAAATTAGAGCATCAAGGCCGTACCTTTGCAGTTACTGTTGCCATTGAAATCAAATATGGTAATGACAAGCTAAGTGAATTCCAACTACGCATGAAGGATGATATTGAGAAAGCTGGAGGAGTTTACCTTGTAGCAAGAACTTGGGACCAATTCATCAAAGACTGGAATCAAATATAAATAAATGAAGAAACCACTAATCATCGTGCTTCTCGCTTTCGGGATGAAGGCCAGCGCACAACAGGACTCACAGTCCTATGAGCAAATGAGCAAAATGCAGCTCACTAAAATTTATCTTGAACAAGTGCAACAGCTCGCATTGGCTATGCCTTACTCATCATTTACTATGTCAGATACTACTGGAGTTATCGACATGCCTACAAGCAAGTATTTAAAGAATAAGCGTGATGCTGTCACTAAAGTAATTGCTAACTATAATAAGACTATCAATGTCGAATTATACGAAGTTGTGCCTTATGCTGATAAGCAACAAATTATTCAGGCTATTTTATTTCTTGAAAAAATTAACTCTACAATCAAATGAGAAAATGGTTATTTATAGGACTTAGTTTCTTTGGTTTGTTTATAGTAATGTTTATTGGTTACTGTAACAAAAAAAGAAACGAAAAGCTAATCATCAAGGATGAACAGCCAGTTAGCAAAAAGAAATCCATCGACTACGGTAAGCAAGTAATACTTGATTCTATTGCAATGGAAAGAATGCAGGATAGTATTGATATCCTGAATAACATGATAAAAAATAATGTTCAAAAAGTTAAATACATAAAAGTAAAAGCAAATGAAAAAGCTAATAATGTTAGTACCTGGAGTTCTGCTCAGTACAATGAGTTTCTCACAGAACGCTACAAAAATCGTAAATGATAAAGATAGTACTGTAGTCATGAGCAAAAAGCTTGTAGGCTACATGATTCAAGACCTTATTAATGCTGATGCTGATAAGCAAGCATTAGACCTGTTGCAAAAAAATATGGATTATAAAGATTTAGTCATTAAACAAAAAGATGAAATGATTAGTCAGCAAGATCGTAATATTAAAGCAAAAGAAGATTTAATTAATCAGTATATTTCTGATGAAAAAGATATTACTGAACGAATGGATAAACTAAAAGAGGACTTGAATAAAAAGAAACAAGGTAATATCTTTTGGAAGTCTGCTGCTTGTGGCCTACTCGTTGGACTTATTGTAAATCATTACTCCTGGAAGTATGGAGGTAAGCCATGAAATATTGGAATATCATTAAACTAATAATACCTGTCTCTGCCTTAGCCATTGGATATTACTTCCAGTGGCAGGCAAGAAGGACTCGTAAAAATAGATGGAGTGCTGACAATAGTTATAAACTCGGTAGAATGTATAAACAGATTCAACGATATGAGAATATAGCAAAAGTTATTTACATCATCGCAATATTTATTACATGCATTACCTTTTTATTTTAACTAACATATTCGTGATATTTATTGTACTATTATTCATAGTGCTGATGTATCATGGAACTAAAAAACACTAACCATGTTAATCGGAAAATATCTAACTCTCGAAGAATGCTGTAAGTCAGCAACAGCCATTAGGCTTGGCATTGATAATAAGCCTAACCAACAGCAGATTATTGCTCTGCAAACTCTTGCTACTAACATTTATGATAAATGCTGTGAGAAGTTTCTTATCAAAATACCTGTTACATCTGGATTTAGAAGTAAAGAACTTAATTCAGCAATATCCGGTAGCTCAGCAAGCTCTCAGCATATGCAAGGAGAAGCTTTTGACTTAGACCTGGATGGAACTATGAATGGAGTCACCAATGCTCAATTGTTTAACTACATTAGATTCAATCTTAACTTTGATCAGTTAATTTGGGAATTCGGCACTGATACCAATCCTGACTGGGTACATGTGAGCTATGATGTCGCTGGAAAGAATCGTAAGAATATTTTTAAAGCTACAAGAGTCAATGGCAAAGTATCCTATAGACCTTATTTATGATTTAATCATCATGATGTATCCTGATGAATCGACTAAAGCAATTGCTGAGGAGTTAGGACTATCAGTGGCTCAAGTGCACCGTTATGCTGATAAACTTAAAGTAAGGAAGTCAGAAGAATATCTCAACAACTGGGGCCTATCAGGAAGAGGCCGAATGATTGAAGGAGGAAAACCATATCGATTTAAGAAAGGACATCAATCATTCAATAAAGGCATCAGCTCCAAAGTATACATGAAGCCTGAATCTTATGCGAAGTGTGTTCCTACTCAGTTTAAGAAAGGAGGCAGTCCTCCTAATGAAAAGCACGATGGATGCATAACACTAAGACATGATAAGACTGGTACTTCCTACTTTTACATTCGCATAGCTAAAGCAAAGTGGATTTTATATCATCAGAAAATTTATCAAGATGCATACGGTCCTATTCCAAAAAATCATATTATTGTGTTCAGAGATCGCAACACTCACAATATTAAACTGGAGAATCTTGAATGCATTACTAAAGCAGAGAATATGCGTAGGAATACCATTCATCGACTTGATCCTGAAATAAAACAAACCATAAGAGTACTAACCAAATTAAAAAAAACTATAAGACATGGCAAGAAACAAAATCAATGATCTCCGAAATCATCTCTTTGAAGTGATTGAAATGCTCAAAGATGAAGAAGAAAACTCAATGACTATTGAGAAGGCTGAAACAATTGCACAGGTTGCACAGGTAATCATTAATACCGGTAAGCTCGAAACGGATTATATCAGAGCCACTGATGGAATAAGAAGAACTAATTATCAAACTGATTTTATTAACCAAAATCTACTTGACAATGAAAAGACTGAAAATTAACTACGACCTGCTATGCGAATTCTTACGCACTCGTACAATCTTGGGAATACCTACTTACTTAGATATCCTGGCATCAATAAAAAAGACTAAGACTCGTACAACTTATCCTGAAGGATGGCAATGGAAGTAAGTGTTTATAAGACTCACTTCGAGGTAGAGCATGGATGGACCATGACTGTAGAAGATATGCTTAATCGTATCAAACATCAGGACCATAATAAGCACCTCGATATAATCAATCAGCTTCGTGCTCTGCCAGACCATGATCAAGAACGTGAACTGAAGAAGAAGCTTCCATTAATATGCTGGTCCGGTACATTCCTTAAACGAACTGATAACGACTGCATCAAGCACTCAGGACTCATTTGCTTAGACTTCGATGATGAATCATTTGATACTATCATGCAGAAGAAAGAATTTATCTATGCTGCATTCATATCGCCAACAGGAACTGGTGTTAAGGTACTTGTTCGCATTCCTGAAATCATTAAAGATCATGGAGACTATTACCTTTCACTTGCTGACTACTTCGGCCTTGATTCCATCGATGAGAAGTGTAAGAACATATCAAGAGGATGCTATCTATCTTATGATCCTAATCTATATCATAATCCTGATGCTCCAGTGTTCTACAAACTACTTCCAAAGAAGGAAGTCAAATACGAGAAGCAACAAGCTCGCAATCCTTACTATGTCAACTCGGAAGATAAGATAATCGATAGACTTGTAAAACAGCATGAACATGAATGGAGTGAAGGTAATCGTAACAATGCTTGCTATTATTTAGCTTGTGAGCTTAATCGATTTGGTATTAGTGAAGCTACTGCTGTCAGTGTCATGCTTAGATATGTAGAAGAAGGGTTTCCTGAATGGGAGATGCGTAGAACTACTCAGTCAGCTTATAAGACTAATGTCCATGAATTCAAAACAAAGTCATTTACTGACTCAACAATAGTCAATAAAGTTGAAAATCTTATCCGACACAACTACAAGCCTGAGCAAATAATTGAAACTTTACGCAATGATGATAACATTAATCCTGATATTGGTAGCGAGGCTATTAAAGCAGCTCAAGAGAAAATTAATGCAACGCTGTTCTGGAAAAAGAATAAGCTCGGACATGTGCTTATAGATAATGATATCCTGACTAAGTGGTACACTGACAATAAAATATTTCGGTATATGATCAACGAGAAGGACTGGATTATGATTAAAGACAATAGATGCCATATTTCCGAAATATCAATCGCTGAGATCAAAGGATACATTCGTGAGTATATGATGCAGAATGCTAAGGACTGTGATGACTTCGTAAAGTCTCAAGTGATGCGTAAACTCAACAAAGAATATCTTAAAGATGATATGCTTGAATGGCTTAAGCCTCAATCAATCAATTGGCTTCGAGACTCCAGACATACTGCTTACTTCTTCTATCAAAATACTTGGATTGAAATCGATAAGGATGGAGTTCAATGTATAGAGGCTAATGATAAAGTAGGTGGCTATATATGGCAAGATCAAATCATTAATAGAAACTTTAAGCTAATTGATAATCCTGATACATTCCAAGAGTCCGAGTTCTGCCGATTTATTTGGAATATCACAACAGGTGTGACTCCTGCTAAGTATGTAACTCTTGATCCTGATATTCAAGAACTGTACAATCAGCGATTCCATGCCATGTGTAGGACTATTGGGTATATCCTACATAACTTTAAAGATCCTGCTAATCCTCGTGCTGTAATACTTACTGATGAAGTAATATCCGACAATCCTGAAGGAGGAGTAGGTAAAGGTGTATTCCTTAAAGGACTTGGAAAAATTAAGAATATGGTTACTATGGATGGCAAATCCTTCAACCATTCCAAATCATTCCTATGGCAACGTGTAACACTCTCAACGCAAATCATAGCACTGGAAGATGTCATGCGATTCTTTGACTTCGAGAAACAATTCTCTATGATCACTGAAGGTATTGAGGTCGAAAAGAAGAATAAAGACTCCTTCTACATTCCATATGAAGAATCGCCTAAGCTGATAATCACTTCAAACTATGTCATTCAAGGTACTGGTGCATCACATGAACGCAGGCGCATTGAAATAGAACTTAAACAGTACTATAAGCCTAACTTCTCGCCTCGTGATGAATTTGGCCATAATCTTTACGATGATTGGACTCCAGAAGAGTGGAATCTATTTGACAACTTTATGATGTGGTGCGTGCAGCAATACCTACTTCATGGAGTGGCCAAACCAGAAAACAAGAACTTAAGCCTTAAGAAACTTAAAAATCATGTGCCAGAAACATTTATAGAATGGTTTAAACTGAAAGAGATTATTCACGATGAATTCTATGAACTCGGAACTATTTGCAATGAGTTCAGGGCAATTGATCATGATAGCTCAAAAGTTACCAACCGGAAGATTTCAAGCTGGATTAAGGCTTACTGCGATTATTGGAACTGGGAATACTTTACCAAAACCGCAAGCAATGGAGCTCAATTCATCATAAATCCAAAAAAACAGTGAGGATATCAAAAAAATTAGACAAATTCAATGATGAATTAGTCGCTGAAAATCAAATAGTTTGATGAATTGCGAAAAAAAAACATCAAAAAAACCGCTTCAGTGATTTACCCCTTCTCTTCTTTATACTCTCTTTTTATAGATAATCATGCTTGAATTCATCACAAAAAGAGATAAAGTATTAATAATCAGCGAGAAATTCATCATCAAATTCATAGTAATTTACTAACTTTACAATAATCAATTTAAAATCAAAAATTATGGCTTACGAATTAAAAGAAATGCAAGGAAGTCTGTTCAAGAACAGCAAGAAAACAACAGAGCTTCAACCTGACTACACAGGCAAGATCAAAGTGAATGGCGTAGAACTCCAGCTTTCAGCTTGGGTTGCTAAGACTAAGGCAGGCGAAACATACCTGAACATTAAAGCAAAGGAAGCAAATACAGGCTCTATAGATAACTTTGGAGCAAAAAGTGGTACTGACTTACCTTTTTAATAAGATAATCGTTTAAAACGCTTTAAAATGCTTATTTCAATAATACATCCGAGCTTGGGCAGACCTGTTCAGGCTCGGAAGTGTTACGATCACTGGATGGATACTTGCTCAGGAGAGCATGAGATTGAGTGGATAGTCAGCCTATCGAATACTGATGAGTCAATTGAAAAGTACCATCAGACATTCACTGAATCAGATGCAGTGATCATAACAGCTAAGACAAAGAACATGGTCCAAGCTTCCAACGAAGGAGCTAAGGTTTGTGCCGGTGACATCATTATCCTGGTGTCTGATGATATGTTTGCTCCGAAACTTTGGGACTCAAGGATCCTCCACAAGTATGAGATGATTGATGGACCTGGCATCTTGCAAGTGTACGATGGCATCACAGCTCAGAAGATAACTATTCCCATAATGAATAGGCTTGCCTACATCAAGCTCGGATATCTTTATCATCCTGAGTACATCAGTATGTATGCTGATGATGATCTCAGGAAGACAGCACTCAAGCATGAGATGCTGTATAATGCAACGGACATAGTGATGGAACATAGACACTATACCAATGGGAAGGCTCCATACGATAAGACTTATGCGTTGGAGAATAGTAATGCAGCCATCAAACATGGCGAAAGATTATTCTTTGAACGTGCTAAGCTTAACTTCCCTATATGAAGAAACTATGGACTATTGTAATATTAACAATTCCTGAACGCAAGCAATTACTTGAACGCTTACTTGCAAGGCTTGAGCCTCAGCTCAATGATCAAGTAGAAATCAAACTTTATCCTGATACAGTTGCAACGGTTGGAGCCAAGAGGCAACAAGCAGTGGAGCAGTGCAAGAGTACATACATAAACTTTATTGATGATGATGACTTAGTGCCAGCTAACTATGTGAGCAAGATACTTGAAAAGCTAAAGTATATGCCATGTGGAGTTGGCTTTCGTGGTATAGTGACAAGCAATAACATCAAGCCTGTTGAGTTTGTGCATCGTGCAGGACTGCGATACATCGATAAAGCATTCAGGTCCACTGACTGTTATATCTTCCATCGGCCATTGAATCACTTGAATCCAATACGCACTGAGTATGCTAAGGAGATAGGATTTAATGATATAAACTTTGGAGAGGATAAGGATTATTCTGTTCGCCTTGCTGAGAGTGGCTTGATAACTGATGATGTATTTATTGATGAGTTTATGTACTTTTACATGTACAGAGATAAATTCGTTAAAGTGTAACTATCTTTGCAGTATGGCAAAATCATATAGCGACTATCCGCAAGCAGTGAGAGATGCAGCAGAGCGAGGCATCCGACTTAATGAAGAAGTAGGTAACAAGTGTGCAACACAGGTGGGCAAGGTGCGAGCTCAGCAGTTGGCCAATGGAGAGGCTGTGACTATCTTAACAGTCAAACGCATGTACAGTTATCTAAGCAGAGCAGCAGAATACTATCAGCCTGGAGATACTGAGGCTTGTGGTACTATCAGCTATTTGCTGTGGGGCGGAGAGCCAGCATTGAGATGGGCCGAAAAGATACTAAGACAAGAAGGTGAAATCGATTAATACTAAAGCATATGCCGTTCAAAAGTAAAGCACAAGCAGCGTTAATGTACGCTACACATCCTAAGTTAGCTAAGGAGATGAGTAAGAAAACAAGCAAGGCAGCATGGAAGAAGATGCCTAACAAAGTAAAGAAGAGTAAAGGAAAGTAATGATAGGAGAAAAGAACTGGATTAAGACAGTCTTTAAGGATTACCTTGATGAGTACGACTTATATAAGTTCGCTGCTGATATGAATGCTTTGCCTCCAAAGGATAGGCTCAAGGCCATCAATGACATGATAGGATATCTATATCCTAAGATGAGCAGTCAGGAGATAAAGACTGATGATAATAACATCACAATAAAAGTAGTGCGTGAGTGAGATAGTCGTAAAGCTTAAAGAGCTTCATACTGGACAGACTAAAGTACTATCTGATTCATCCAGGTACAACGTGTTAAAGATTGGCCGAAGGTGGGGAAAGACTACACTGGCTGTTAATGAGCTATTGCCTCAAGTAGCACTTGATGGCAAGCCATGTGCATACTATGCTCCGACTTATAAGGACTTGAATGATGTATGGATTGAGTTAAAGACAGCACTCAAGGATGTGATTGAATCTAAGAACGAGCAAACAAAGCAGATGCGATTGATAACAGGCGGAGTGATTGACTTCTGGAGTATGGATGAGCCTGATAGTGGAAGAGGTCGCAAGTATGCAAGAGTAGTTATTGATGAGGCCGAGAAGGCAAAGAAGTTTAGAGAGGCTTGGAATCAGACTATCCGAGCAACACTACTGGACTATAAAGGAGATGCGTGGATATTGAGCACTCCTAAGTTTGGACAAACCTATTTCAAAGAACTATTCAATCAAGAAGATGCAAGCTGGTCCTCATTCAACCTTAGCACTTATGATAATCCTCACATTGATCCTGTGGAAGTGGATCACTTACGAGACCAACTGGATGAGCTTACTTTTCGATGTGAGATACTCGCAGAGGATGTGGATGTTACGAATAATCCTTTTGCTTATGCTTTTGATGATAAGCACATTCAGGCTGTAGAGTACGACAGCTCACAGCATCTATACCTAAGTTTTGACTTTAATGTGGATCCTATCACATGCATAGCAGTTCAGCAGATAAACGGTTGCATACATGTAGTTAAGGAGTTTGCATTGAAGAACTCTGATATCTATCAGCTATGTGATCAAGTGATAACGACCTTTCCTAAAGCGAGCTTCATCATTACTGGAGATGCTACTGGAGCCAACAGGTCAGCACTTACACAAGGCAACTTAGGCTACTACGATGTAGTGCAGACCAAGCTGAGGTTAGGCAGAGGTCAGATGCGACAGCCATCAGTTAATCCATCCATCCGAGATACGAGAGTGCTGGTCAACAGTCTGCTTCAGAACTATTGCATCAAGGTTGATCCTTCATGTGAGTGGCTGATTAAGGACTTGAAATATGTGGAGGTAGATGCAGATGGAGATATAGTTAAGGATAGAAAGACTGACTTACGCAAGGCCGACTTATTAGATTGTTTTAGATATTATTGCAATTCTTTCCATCGCGATTGGATTCGCTTCTTTAATTAGTATATTTGTAACATGGCAACAACAACAGCATCAATAACATTCTTAGCGGCAGATACTGGAGCATCCGCTAACTATAGTATCTACAGTACTGCTTATAGCACAGGAGTATTTGCATCAGGTCCTTTATTAAATGATTTGATAACAGATATTACAGCAGATTTAATAGTTCAATCGGGAGCTTCAAGTTGTAGTTTCAATGTTAGTGGCTCAGGAATTTGGGGCAGTGGAGATTCAACTGTTACCTGGACATTAGTAGATCCAACTTCGGACACAGCATTAAGTGTAATAAGTGATGAAGGAGGTCACTACTATCATGTTAATTTTATTGCTGAAGCTGCCGCACCCAGCATCTGTAACACTTGCCAATTCATTCAGCTTAGTCAGTGCGGTACTGATAGCTTCTATCTCGATCTTGGGTTACCTGATGGTAATTACACAGCTTATTACACTGATAACACATCAGGAGTAATATGGGAGCAAGGTACATATAGTAGTCAAATTGCAGGTGGCTTAGCCATGTATCAATGGAGTGCAACGGAAGGCATGTTCAATCCTTATAGCTTTTATACTATGACTCTTGAAGATAATAGTGGTAATCCAGTTAGTTGGACCATTGATGGAGTAGAGTACACATGTGCAACGCTAACATTTAAAACAACTGTAAACGTAACTGACTAATGGAAGAAATCTTAGTAGTATTATTATTCAATTCACTTTATATAGTAGGATTGAGAATGGCATTTGAAGAAGGAATGATATTCGAGAAGTTTAATGAGTGGGGCGAGGAATATCTTGGGAAGTTATGGATGCCAATAGGAGGCTGTGTTACATGCATGGCTTCAGTACATAGTTATCCGTATTTACTTAACTACCTTGACTGGAGTCAAGACTGGCATCGTAGTTTAATCGATGCAGTTATCTATATTTGTGCACTGGCTGCAACCAATACTATTGTCTATAAGAAACTAATTGATGAAGGATATTGATGAATACTTACAAAGCATAGGCTTCAAGCCACGAGGCCGATGTGCCTGCATGAGTAAGGCTTATAGATGGAAGAAGGTTGATGGGCACGAGTTCAAATTAGATAAGTGGGGACGATGGGAGTTAATATACAACGGAATAAAAAGATATGGCAAAGCTGAGACAGCAATCGAAGAAGTTAAAGACTACTTTGAAAAACTTATGGCTTAAGTTATCGACTAAGGTAACTGGCAAGACAGTATGGCAATTAG